CAGGGAGAGAATGTATGTATTTATATCACTCTCTCTCCTGCCATATCGTAACATATAAGAACTTATTGCTATATATGAAGTACAGATACAGTAATAAGTAATAAAAAACAGTTTATAGTCATGTTTAGGACTTTAAGTTAGTCTCCTACGCCAACTTTCTTTGCAATTTGAGAGAGTAGTTTATTTGTATCAGAGAATTGAGCATCCATCTTATCCTGTCTATCGGATATTGCTTTAAGCTCAGCAGACTCTGTTACCTCTGGTACAGCAGGCATGAACGCTTGTAAATTAACGTCATTGTTAGCCATAGGTAAGATACCTAGTTGTGTAGCCAGTTGTACTGCATTACGAAAGTAAGAATCAATAGTCCACTGTTGTAGACGTGTACGAATCCCTACTGCACGCTGCTGCATGTTGCTCACTGATATAGCTTGATAACTAGCGAACATTCCTACTGCCACAGGGTGTGGCTTAGGTGGTTCAGGTTTAGCTACCTCGTTACCAGTGTTTAAGATGACACCTTCGTCATCTACCATGAATACACGACCCTTTGGGGTTGTTACTGTTTGTGCCATTTAAGACATCTCCTTCCTTATTACTAGTTCAAGAAAACGGATTATAACTAAAAAAGCATAATCGAAATCTCCATTAAAGGGGGTAGGGGGTGTGTGTATAGGTCTCTTTCAAAATCCTACTATTTTTCTTGCAAATAACCTGGGCATAGCGTATTTTATAGGAAATAACAGGAGAATACAGTGGGATACATAACATCAAAAGATTTAAGTGGTAGAGAAGGTCTTACTGGCGTAGCTAGGAAGCAAAAGGAGAACAAAGTGCGTCTAGAGAAAGCTATTGAAGATATTATTCAGACTAGAGTAGAGGAAGAAATCCAAAAAAAGAAAAAGAAAGAACCAAAGAAAAAGAAATCTACTAGTTGATATTAGAATATATAATATATAATATATATATAATATATATAATATATATAAATATATAAGGATTATTAGAAATGTCAAGCGGAAAAAATGGGAATAGTTATAAAATCAATATCAAATCTACCTTACAAAGAACAAGAAGAGTGTTTAAACCAATTAACATCTGCTTTATCACAAAACCTTAAACCAATAGAAATAGATGGAAAAATATATCATATACCTCCTGAAGTGCAAACACTAATAGATAGCCTATGGGACTTAGTTGAAAAGCCAAAAGATAAAATATATTGAACATTTCGTCTATGACGACATAGAAGAATGGAATACCGCTACTGGAGGTAGAGAAAATCTAGTAAACGATTGGAGAAAGGGAGAAGAAGGAGATTGGGTACGTGCTGATGATGGTGGTATTGTCCAACTTCTTAAAGTATCAAAAAAGATAAAGCATCCTAATGATAGAAAAAATTATAAAGCAGCAGATGGATGGGTAAGAACTGTGGTAGGTACATTCCTTAGAAATGAAAAAACTCAAATGGATACAGACTTTGATAAGCATCCAAATCGTTATACATTCAGCACCAAAATTAAGAATACTAACTCAAGAGTTAAGTCTAGAAAGAATTGCACAAACAAAGAAAAAATATTTGCAACAACAGTCGCTACAGGTGTAGACGCAGTAAGTGCATACATGAAAGCCTTTAGTGAAGCAAATAGAGGTACTGCTAGAAAAAAAGCAGTCGTATTACTCAAACAAAGGAGAGTTATGAGTGAAATAGAGAAAACATCTAAAGAAATAGCGAAAGAACTAGGGATTGACCATGAATATATTCTTGGCTCTTTAAAGCATTTAGCCGACTCAAGTGATGACCAAAATATTGCCTTACAATCGTTGAAGGAACTTGGTAAAGCCATTGGTACTCTTGGAGGAGGAACAAAGAAAATAGAAACAGGGGTAGTAGGATTATTTCAAGGTTTCTCAGAGAATGAATTAGAAGGAGCAAGAAGAAACGTACTACCAGAACCGAAGGAGGAATCTTAATGGTCTGTCCACATTGTTCAAGTATGTATACATACAAAGATGGTAAAAAGAAAAATCAAAAAGGGATTGTTCAGAAATACCATTGTAAATCATGTGCAAAATACTTTAGCGTTCCAATCGATACGGAAGTTAAGGAATATAACTTAGCAGTAGACCCAGGGCATATATTTCAATACGAGAGTGATAATCTTGTAAGAGTTCATTGCTTAACAGATGTCCACGTTGGAGCTAAAGAGTTTGATTTAAAGAAATTCCACGAAGCAGTAGTAAAAATTTCTGAAGACCCAAATGCTGTTTGGTTTGGCAATGGAGATTTACTTGAGTTAATACCACCAGGTTATAAAATATCTCAGAGAGGTCAATCAATACCACCAGATGAACAATACTTAACTTTTCTTCAATTGGTCGCTCCAATAAAAGATAAATGTTTATTTATTCGTGGCGGTAATCACGATTTTCTTCGTAGTTTTAATATATTGGATTTTGACGTTTGTAAGACTTTGGCAGCTGAATTAAACGTTCCTTACTTCCAATATCCAGGATATTCAGAAATTAAAATAAGAGATAAGAAATGGTACTTAGTAAGTGGTCATGGAAAGAGCGGAGCAAAGAACGGAGATTTGGAGCTAGACAAACTAGCTGCTGTCTATTCAGAAGGAGATGTTTTTGTTCTTGGACACAATCATCAACTTTACGCAAAGCCAGTAGATTCAATTAAGCCAGATGGCTCAGAAGAAACTCTAAAACGTAGATGGTATGTTAGAGGAGGTAGCTTCCTCAGATATGCAGAATATGCAAGATATTCAATGTATCCTATTGTAAGGACTGGTTGGATAACAATGGAGTTTACAGACAAGGAGATTAAGTGTTGGGAAAATTAGAATCCAATATTCCTGATAGGATAGAACTTCCTATTGAAACTGCAATCTCAGATTTAAAAAAATATAAATCAGAATTACCATTCAATCTTTATAATCTTAGCTCTCGTCATGTTAGCTATTTAAAAAGAATGTTTGCAATTATCAATGGAATGAAGGTGCCAGATGGAAAACGATAAACCCGTACATAAGAAACCTAAGAAGACAAGAATAGGTTCTGGTAGAGGCACAAAGAGAAAATATAAAAAATACAGAGGACAAGGAGGAAGAAAGAGATGAGTATAAAAAGAAAAGGTGTTACTAAGGGAGATATGGTCAAAGCTTTAAAAGACCATGATATTGCTATGCAAAATATGTATAGACATATACTCTTGATTGACGATGTACTTGCAAAGTACATTGCTATGAACAAAGATGAAGATAAGTTAGCTGAGTTCATGAATCCACCAAAAAAAGAAGAAGAAAATGGCGAACATAAACAGCCAAAACGTAAGCGAAGCAGAAGAAGCACTAAGACTAGCAAGTAAAGACCTTATTGCTTTTGGAAAGCTCTTTCTTCCCGATGACTTTATGCGAAGTGAGACACCTCCCTTTCATTATGAAATGGCTGATTCGATTGACGACAAAGGTTGTAAGCAATTAGCGATAATTCTTCCTAGAGGTCATGGGAAGACTGTACTTACAAAATGTTCTATCATTAAAGACTTCTGCTTTCTGGATGAAGATATGCACTTTTATGCTTGGGTATCTGCTACGCAAAAATTAAGTGTTGGAAATATGGATTATATTAAGTATCATTTTGAGTACAATGACAGAATCAAATATTATTTCGGTTCTCTTAAAGGAAAAAAATGGACAGAAGAAGATATAGAGCTTACTAATGGATGTAAACTTATTAGTAAATCAAATGTGGCAGGTATTAGAGGTGGAGCAAAGCTACATAAACGATATGATTTAATTATTCTTGATGACTTTGAACACGAACAAAATACAATCACAGCTGAAGCAAGAGCAAAAAACGCAAATCTTGTCACTGCTGTTGTTTATCCCGCGCTTGAGCCTCATACTGGTAGGTTGCGTGTTAATGGTACTCCCGTACATTATGATTCCTTTATTAACAATCTTATTGTATCCAATGAGAAAGCTCAAAAGGATAAAGCTGAATTTGCTTGGAAAGTAATTACTTATAAAGCAATACTCCCTGATGGTTCTCCATTGTGGGATTCTTGGTTTCCTTTAAAAAAGCTAGAAGAGAAGAAAAAGTTTTATAGGGATTCAGGTACCCCATCCAAATTTTACCAAGAGTATATGATGGAAGTCCAATCTGAAGAAGATGCAGTATGGACAAGAAAACACACAAAGTATTGGGAAGGTTATTATTCTCGTGAAGATGACACTAATTACATCGTTACAGATGGAGAGAAAGTACCAGTTAATACGTTTATTGGGTGCGACCCAGCAACTGATATTGATACTAAAGAATCTGACTTTAGCGTAATTATGGTAATATCAGTAGATGCAAATAATAATAGAAGAGTTCTTGAGTATGAAAGACATCGAAGTATCCCAACTATTGGGGCAAAAGATGGAGAAGGGAACATACTTGACAAGAAAGGTGTAGTTGATTATATTATAGAACTGTATAATAAATATCACTGCACCAGTGCAACAGTAGAAGATGTAGCTATGAATAGAAGTATATTCCAGGCATTAAATGACGAAAGAAGAAGAATCAACCGCTTTGATATTTCAGTAATCCCAGAAAAACCAGGGGGTACACAGAAGAGAAATCGTATTTATAGTGGATTAAGTGGTGTATTTTCTGTCGGAGCGATGTATTTTCGTGAAAATATGTTTGATTTAATCAATGAAATACTTACTTTTGGACCGAGAA